TCTACTGCTGGGTCGGATGCTTTGCTGCCGAGATAGCGGTCATCGAACTGGTCATAGCTAGACGCCGCTGCTGCTGCTGAACTGGCAGCATTTGTCTCAGATGTCGCAGCATTAGTCTCTGACGTTGAAGCGTTAGATTCAGAAGTAGCCGCTGCCGATGCAGAAGCCGCTGCAGCAGTCGCGTCAGCGTTTGCCTGAGCAATGTCTGTGTTCATTGCGCCGATGCTAGTATTCAGTTCACCCTGCATGACTACCAACGCAGCAAGGAAGGAATCTGCCCGAGTTACAAAAGTTGCAGGTGGGTCAGTCCTAGCAGGAGCTGTTGGTAATGTTGATATAGTTGGGATAGTCATTAGGTCAAACCCTCAATAGATAAAGTACACATAGCGACCACTGGACCACTATATAAAACTTCGAATTCTCGATAATAGCCATAAATTAACGTGCCATCAGTTTCTTCACTTGGAACCCAAACAGTCGGTTGATTTCTCAAATCTGTTAAAATCTTTTTTACTTCTCCAAATCTAGAAGTTTGAATAACAACATCAATATCTGCTTCATCAGAATAAGTGCCTTCTGTGATTGTTGTTCTGCCTTGTGAATCTACAGACTTAGTTGAGTAATCAATGATACCAAAACTTGCCCCATATTGAGAATCACCAATAGTCAATGCCGTTCCTAGCACTAAAGCCCCAACCTTAATATCGCCAGAACCATTAAAAACAACATTAATACTTGCTGTTACGTAAGGAGGAAGACCAATAACAGCCAAATCCGATTTTCTTTCAATGGGTAAAAAGAAATAATCATACCAATTAGTTATGCCAGAATAGCTAATCATTGGATAATTTTGATTGAATATCTCGCCATCAGTTGGGTCGGTAATTATTACATCAATGGATTCACAGTCTACATTTACAGCAGAAAGAGCTGTAACTACCTGAGATTGCTCTAAAGTAACATCGATGCCATCTGTCTGGATTGTTTGCTCTTGAATAACATTGTTAAACATTTTCCAAGCATTAGTGCTCGATACTGCCGTCCACCAAGTTCCATCATCTGTAGTTGGGTTATTTCCAACATTAGAACCTTGCTGTGACTCATAGATGGTATGGATATTAGGCGTAGTGACGATTACACGGTCACCATCGGCATAAGTAGTTCCTACAGCCCACGCAGCGTAATCGTTCTCAGGGACATCTGTAGCGGTTAGAGTAGTGTCCGTTACCGCCTGTGACTTAATAACCTTCATTCTATGCCCTCGTTGGCGGTAGACCGTTCTTATCCCAACGATCTTCTATTCTGGCAGTCTTAGCTACCGATTTTGCAACAACCATCATCAATTCGTTGAGATTTTGACGCAATCCTACCATTTCACTGGTCATTGCGTCACTAGCAGCAACTTGTGCTGCTGTTTGAACTCGCTCACCTTTATGCAGTTCTGCTATATATCCGTCAAATGGAACACTTTCTAAACCACCAGCGTGTGAACCATCAACTCCAGTTAAACCAGCAGCAGTTTTAAGTATTCCAGAAGCTGTTCCAGCACCGATTACATCTTTAATAACTTCTTCACTTACACCGTTTCTTGCTCCAACTGCTGCAATCCATTCAGAAGCATAATTATCTAACTGCTTTTCTAAAGGAGTGCCTTTTTGTTTGCCATTTTCTATAAATGTTCCAAGAACTGTTCCTGAACCAGTTCCTTCAACACCAAGACCGCTAAAAGTGTGTCCACTCAAATCAACGTTATATCCTAATCCTGATGCGATTGCTGTTAGTGATGCATCTAATTCTCTGATAGGGCTTATAGCCGCTTCAGCTTGCTCGTTAGTAGCGTTTTGTTTAAATCCTAAAGGAGAAAATCCAGATGCAAATGGAGCGGTTGGGAATATATTGGCATCACTCATTCCACCAGTTTTAGCCATTGTCAAACCTGCGGTTGATGTTGGAGAACCACCGCTATCTAAAACCTTTGCAAGAGCAGCAGTTGCTAATACAGCAAGACCTACTGGACCTGTCGCCAAAGCTAATGCTTTTGAACCTGCGGCAGCTAACGTGCTTCCTACGGCACTTGCACCACTCGCAATCGCTGAACCAACTTTGGCAGCACCAGCAGCAATAGTACCACCTACAGTCGCTCCACCTGCGGCAGCTCCACCTGCGGCAGCTCCACCTGCGGCAGTTCCAGCAGCGCTAGCAGTTGCCCCGCTTTTTAATATGCTAGAAATACCAGAAGCAGCCTTAGATGCCATTGAAGCAATGCTGCTTCCTATACTAGAAAATATTGAGCTAAAGCCGCCAGAAAGACTTGATAAAAATCCGTCAAGCCCTCCGTCTCCAAATATCGCATTCATTATTTTTTTAGCAGCTAATTCGGCTACTAAACGCTTAAAACCATCAAGAACAGAATTAAAAAATGACTTAAAGTTTAATTTTCCGTCATCCAATGTTTTATAAATCAAATCACCAAATGACCTTTGAACATTTTCAATCATGTTTTTGTGAAATTCTTGGGCATCCGTTAACTCTTTTACTGCTTGCGTTGTTTTTTTATGTTTTGCTTCTGCATCAAATAAAGTGCCAGCAAGTCTTTCAATTTGTAAACGCTCTTCTAAAGTTGCATCAGCACCAAGTTTTAATTGCTGGTTATATAAGAATTGTTCGCGTTCAGTCATTCCTACTTGAGTCATTTGCTGATCGAGAGACGCTGTTAATTCTTTATATTTATCCGTTTGTTTAATCGTTACATCAATAGATTGTTGTTGTGTTTGATTAAGCCCTTCTAATATTTCTTGCGCTTCTGCAGTAACTTCTGAGAAATCACCTGTAGCAATAGTTCCTGCGTTAACCAATGCTTCTCTGCGCTCCTCTGCATCAGATAACGCTTGCAAGATTTCTTCTTCACGATTACGAAGACCAATAACCTGATTAGCTCCAGCACTTACAGTCGCGTTAAAACCTCTATTAGCATTTTCAGCAATCCCCATTTGTCTACGAACTTCAACAAGGCTATCGTTCAAATTATTAATATGCTCATCTACAGCACCAACGCCTTGAGTTGCTGCTAGAGTGAGACTTTGACTCATTTTATCAACGCGAGTATTAGCTAATTTTTGTAAAATTTCATATAAACCAAATGCAGCGATTGTAATAACACCAATTGGACCGCCTAGTAATGTAATACCACGACCAAGAACTCCTGCCGCTGTAGCTGTGCGTAAAAATGCAGTAGCAGTTGATACAAGACTTGCAACTAATCTAACGCCAAGCAAAATAGCTAAAGCCTGTGCAATATCAAAAGTAGTTTTTAGATAATCAGCAAACCGATCAGAATTAACAAAATTAATTGCTTTTTGTGAGAAGTCAGTTAATGCTTGAACTAGCTTTCTCATATTAGGTTCTGCGTTACTTCCTATAGCAATTGCTAAACCTTCAAGACTAGAATTCAATGCGAGTAAATCACCATCTAAATTATCAAAGTTAGTAGCAGCTTGTTCTGTGGCTATATTCGTGCCTGTTAATGCTGTAGTTAGCTTACTCGTTGCGTCTGCATTTTTGAGTAATGTTGCCGCTGTAACAACGCCTTCAACGCCAAATTTTTTGGTAATTTCTGTAACTGTTAAGTTTTGAGCAGCCAGGTTTTCTAACGCAGTACCTAAGCCAACCACAGATGGTCTTAGCTTTTGATCTGTGTCTGCTTCTAGCTTCAAAATAATGTTTCTTAAACCAGTGCCAGCCTCACTTGCTTTTAAGCCACCAGCAGCAAGAACCTGAATTGCAGCGTTAGCTTCTTCAAATCCTACGCCAGCAGCAGCCGCAGCAGCACCAGAGTTCTTTAGAGCTTCTGCTGTATCAGCGATAGATGACGCACCAAGTTTAGAACCAGCAGCTAAGACATTAACAAATCTTGCAGCTTCTTCTGCACCTGCCCCAAATTGGTTTAAAGATGTTCCAACAGTATTAGCAGCAGACGACAAATCAATACGCGCAGCTTCGGCTAATTTTACTGCTTCTTTGGTTACTGACGCTAATGCTTCACCAGACTCAAGAAGGTCAGGCTTTGCACTTGCGATTAGTTTAAAAGCCTCAGCAGCTTGTGAAGCAGAAAGCGTTGTACTTCTACCAATCTCTAAAGATTGTTCACGCAAGAAATCTAAGTTTTTACCTGTCGCCCCAGTGATAGCAGAAAGCTCACTAATTGAAGAACTAAAAGCGCGAGTGTCGTTTGCTATCTTGGTTAAAATACTGCCAGCCCCAAGTGCAGCGACAGCCGCTCCCATTAACTTAAATGCGCCAGTAGCAGCCGTAGCGCCTTTGCTCATTGTTTCTAAGTCTTTAGTCGCAGTGTTAACTTTTCTTGAGTCAACTTGTATTTCTAACTTGGCTACATCAACCATGATTACTTCCTAAAATTGCCTTCGCGTAACGCTGCTTTAATTGCATCGTCCACAGGTCTTGGGGCTTCAACACTACGGAATGGCGATGGCGCTGTGCTATCGTGATACCGCTGAGTGCATGAAGTATATATAGAGGAAAGTCTTTTTATAGTGTTACTTTCCCAAGCACTTAATTTGATACCAGTTAAATTGCACCAGCTACTTATTTCCTGCCATGTAACTTCGGTTGGTCCAATCTGAGCCAATAAGTCTATGACATAAGAAAAAGGCGCTATGTCTGGCATAATTGGGTCTGGATTAGACTCAATTCGTGCCTTCGTAGCGCCTTTCTGGTTCGTAGTGAGCCAAGCCCAATAGCGAACATAATCTTCAAGTAACTGGTTTAGGCTAAAAAATAATTAGCCCTATCAGCAGCAGCTTCCAACACTTGCTCCGCAATCCATGATCGCTTCTCGTATAGCATTAAGGCGTTCTCTTTGTTGCACTTCAGAACTTCCTCGTTGTAAACGATATTCGACCAAGAAACAGTACATTCAGCTAGAATCTCACGAAGTGAGCGTTCTACTTCAGCCTCGGGCACTTTTCCATTACGATACTTGTTAGCGTTTTTAGCTTGTATACGCTTTGCTGTTTGATTCCACTTAGCGGAGTCTTTGCCAAGAATCTTAATAGTAAGATTCTTGCCTTTTTCGTCCTCTAAAATCTCACCAGTTACAGGGTGAGCCAGCTCAACAGTAATACCGCTATTCGCAGCTTCCTTCAGATCAAATTGCGCTAAATCCATTCTTAGTTACCTTATGCAGTAACTGTCGAACGAGTACGCTCCAGCTGAATAGTCTTTTGAACTATTGAGTCTGCGCCCCCAGCGACAGTGTCAAATGAAACTACTTTACCAGTGAAATAGTCGATTGTGCTGTCTTGGTAAGTTACCTCAAAAGCATAATCAGCATCGTCTGTAAGTGCCGCAAGAATGATAACTTGACCTGCGTCATCATCATCACGGTTTACAGTGATTGTGTCAGCGCCGTTGTTAAACGTGCCTTTGTATTTGTCAGTGCTACGCTGTGCAATAGGGTTACTAGTGACAACATTGTAGACTTGACCACCAGCAGTCCAATCAGTTACCTGACCTACCGCTGTGAAAGTTAAAGCTCCGTAACCTGCCGCATCAAATGTAGCAGGAAGAGATGCCGAGACACTAATCGTGGTTTCGACAAGAGTTTGTACTGAATCAGGCATAAATCACCTCGTTATAAAAGAAATATATCGTATCGAAACGACAAGTGTGTACCAAGCGTCTTCAACAACTCCTGCTTGGCGGTCTACTGAGCGTATTGTCGCAGATTGTCCAGAATATGCAACGCTACTCCCAATAGGGTAATGCGCCATGATTGCTTCTGCCTTAGTCTTGGCAGCGATGGCTCCACCATCAGCAGGGTAGCGCAAAATTATTCTGAAGATGCCGCTAGTTTCATTCATATCGGCAAGCGTCAGACTATCTATCGGATTTGGCAAGTGTATAAGCTCCGCGAACGCAGTCCCAGACACAGGCGTGTACGGCATATTTTCGTAATCTACTGGAAGCCCGAAGGAGCCATCAATAAACGACTGAACAAATGCTTGGTCGATTTTGAGGCTCATTTCACCTTCCTGAGTATTGTTTGAATTCTAGCCATATTTTTGGCTACCATTCCGTCCTTTTGCTCATAAACCAAAACATAAGGCACATTATTTGTAAAATAAGTTATGACACCAGACTTAACTCTATTTCTAACTTCATTTCTAGCTTTGCTTCCAGATTTATCTAACCTGTTAATTTCAGAGTCTGTACTGGAACCAACATTAGTTTGCCAGTTACCGCGCATTCTTCCTGTATCGACTCGTGTATCTGCGATCACACCAGTAAATAGCTCAATTTGAATCGCACGAGCCGTTTCGTCTAGTGAAGCCCCAACTTTTTTAGCCCATGCGCCAATATTAACTGTAGGCATTATCTTCTAGCCTGAACGAAGTAAACCAACGGAACGCCTGCTGGCTTTGACTCTGTAATCGATACGATAGTCCAGTTCTCACCGCCTACAGCGATTTTATCGGTCATCAGAGGCTGTACCGTATTATCTAAAATAATTAGCCTATCACTGCTTAAAATCCTAGTACCGTCTACAAGCTCGTCAGCGTACCTCTGGACGATTGTATTCGGAGCATAGGTAACCGTAGTACCTGC